TTTCTAATTTTTCAGTAGTCTTATATAAATCTTCCACCAACATAAATTGTTCTTGATCGGTTGGTAATTGTTCACTTTTTTTAAGTAGATCAGCTTGGAATAATTCTCTTGATGTTTCAAGACTTGTTAATCTGGCTGTTACTTCTGTGTAACCAATTACGCCTGAAATTATTATTGCTAAAATTCCCAACATATTCTTGATTGGCATACTTACTGGTGTGTTTTCACTTATTTTCATTTGTCAGATTCCAATTCAATTTTTTTAAGTTCTTCTATTTGAATTGATTGATCTATTTTTTTTCTTTTTTTCATTCGTTTTACATATGTTTTATAATCTGGTCTTTCAAAATCATATTTATTCCATAAAGCTAAAGCATCATTTCCGATTTTTCCTGAAATTGGGCATGGAGTTCCAGCTTGTATCATTGATTCAAAAACACGTTCATCTTGGCAAAGTATAGCAACTGCTGCAACTTTCATTCCAAAATCATTTAAAATTCTAGCAAGTTTAAGTCTTTCACAATTTTTATCAATAAAATGCTTTCCACCAGTTAAACCTAATCCAAATGTTTGTACACCCAATGATGCACCTGTACTACATACATCTTGCGTCATACTGTTATATGATGGTGCAGAAGCTGTTGGTGGAGCTGATTTTATATTAGATGTAGAACTATTGGTACTTGTAGTTGTAGATGTACTACCACTTTCGTAAGTTGTAGCACCCCCAGTATATCCACCTTCAATTGCAGTATTTGATCCAGATGTATTACTTTGTGTAGAACCACTATGAGCTGGGCCACCAAATAATGCTAACAAACAAATTAATACAATTAATACACCTGTAAAATAATAGTTCATCCTACTAATCTCCATTTTTTATCTCATTCTCATATGTTTTATCATCAGCTTTATTTCTACAATCACATTTTTCACAAGGACACATTCCATATTCATCTGCATGAAATTGTCCATCACAATGACATTGATGATGACATTTAGAGCATTTTCTATTCATACTATCTACCTTGCCCTTTATATTTCTTAAAAGTTGAACTTTTATTTAATGACTTACTATGCCTACGAGGTCTTTTGCGGGGTTTATCTCTAGGAATATAAGTTGAAAAATTTAGTTTTGCCATAACACAATTATAGCATTATTTATATTTTTGTATATATTTTCTGCGTAACTTCCTAGGTGTTGTCAACGCAAAAATTTCAGCTTCTGTCATATGTTCTTTATCATCAAAGCCATTATGGTGCGTTTTAGTAACTTCATATCTATCAACAAGAACATACCTATATATATGATTACCCTTTTGAAAATGTAGTAAAGCATTCGGTTTAGCTATTTGTACAAACTTACGCATTTTTTAAGTATCTTTCTTTTATTTGTTTAGGAGTTAGATTTTGTTCTTCCTTTGTTCTTTTAAGTTCGGGGTCAATTTTATTATGATCTATAACATCTACTAAAGCATATCTATATACCTTATAACCACTACCTTCCCATTGGAAGTGTAATAATTCTGGGGGTTTGTTATATTGTCCCAAACATATAGGATCATATCGTGAATTATTAATAGTCATTAGATAGTAGTATATTAAAATTACGTTTATTCAACCTATTAACTTTGGTTAATATTAATAAATACCCACCGCTGTGCGGAGAGATGCATTATTGTAGTAGGCAAAGTGAAGTTTTGGGGGTGGGGGTGTGTTGAATGCTCTTTATTTTTGAAGAATGATAATCTTCTCTATGCGTCATGTAGAGCTATCATCCTCATTACTAGCAAGACAATGGTAGAATGTAGCAGATAAGGAGAGATTGCCCCTGTGTGTGCGTGTGTGTGGGTGCGAAAGGGTATTCTCGCCCATTGTCTGATGTTATGAGCCTGTTTGTCCCGGCGGGGCTTGTCCCGGTGGCTTGTCTCTTGCTCTCTCTCTATGTGTTTAGTTGATGTCTGTCTTAGGTATATTGAGAGTATGCACCAGATGATCTAATTCAGCCCGCAACTCTTGATCTGTCTTCCTATGTGTTACGTCTTCAATCTTCGTGGTTGTTTGGTAGCCTGTTCTATCAAGTAAAGAGTTCACCGCTTGTAATCTTGTGCTTGGTGGTATCTTGGGATCACTCACCAACTTGGTCAAGACTTCCACCGCAATAGGTACTGATCCGCTTAATATCTTCTTTGTAGCTGTTTCAATCTCGGATTGGAGTTTATTTTTTAATTCATAGCCTTGCTGTTCAGCAGTTGCTTTTGAATATCCCGCCTTAATACATGAGGCCGTTGCGTTGCCTGTAGAACTAAAGTATTCAATGAATAATTTTTGTTTATCTGTGAGGTTTCTAATCATATTCGGGGTATTATAACCTAAAGCTATTAAAAGAACAATACATGAACAAATAATAATTTATTTTATGGGTTGACACCTATTTAATAATGATTAAATTATTAACTAATGTTAATTAAATCAATAGGAGAGAAAATGGCAAAAGACCTAACAAAAGTAAAAGTTTATGAAAGTAATGAGCCAACACTAGAAGAAGCCCAAAAGATAGTTGGTGGATATGTTCAGTTAGTTGATTTAAGAGGTGAAGGTTGTTTGTTAGTTGATGAAGAAGGTTTATTAAAAAGAAAATATGTAAACCCGGTTGCTACTGCACTTTACAACAAATTATTTAAGGGTAATATTGTGGGTGATGTTATTCATATTTTACCAGACGCAAGGAGGGAGTGGTAAAAATGGAATACTTTTATTTAGCTTTAATTAGTGCAATTGTAATAACTTTAATATGGGGGAAATAATGAGTATGGATAAAAAAAGAACTGTTAAAATTGTAAAACAAGAATTGTCAAAAATTGATGATAAAATAGAAAATATGCTTGAAAAAAATGTTAGTGAAACAAATCCTAAACTTGACAAATTAAACACTCAACAAAATAAGTTAGAAATTGAGTTGGAATTTTTAACTGATATTATGGGGGAAAAATAATGCACCCAATATTAACGGCAATCGCATTTGCTTTGTGTTTTGCATTTATGTTTTTAGGTATTATTATAGCTATGCATTTAAATGTGTGGCTTGGCTTATTATTAACCGCAGTGGGTGGGATCAAGTTTTGGTCTTATTTACCGCAATTAAACTAGGAGAATATATGTCATATCAAATTAATCATATGAGATTAAACGGAGATAATAAACATTATTGGGCTAATCAGTTAAAAGAGTTTGCTGATTTTTTTGTAGGTAAATTATGGGGATCAAGCCACCCTAGAACTATCACCGAAGTACAATTCGGAAAACGAGATACAAGGGGCGGTTTTAGTATTTCGCTTGTAGATGAAAAACACTGTATTCCTAGACAGAAACATTTTTCAAGTAAAGATGCCTTGCTAGGTTTTGTTGAAGGTTGGAATATGTCCGATAATAGTAATATTAATAATTTTTATTAGAAAAGGGAAAAAATGACAACATTTAATATTAGTCCTGACCCTATTGCATCAATCAAAGAATATTCTATTGATGAGAATGGTAAGCGGGTTTTAATTAAAGACCCGCTAACAATCAAAGAAGATAATTTTTTAGATAATCTTGGTTTAAGTCGTGATGATTTAGATGATAGCGGGGATATGCTAGACGATTTAAAACAAATTGCGGGGTTTGATGAAATATAGTTTTAAAATAACAAAGGGGGTTTATGTCTTAAAAACTAAATCAAACACTATAACGGGGCGATCATTTTTTGATTGCCTCGTAAAACTTGCGAAAGCACCCATACCCATAGGATTGGCTAAAATGAATATGAAAGCCCGATTTAATTGGGTTGAAGATAAACTAAAACATAAGGGAAAAATATGACACAACTAAATGACGAACACTTAGAAGTACACAGTAAGAATAAGGATAGAGAATATCAAAATAATAAAAAGTCTTTAGATAATGAAATTAAAGACCTTAATTATGCCATAACTAGATTAGATTTAATTAAAGTTGAATTAAAAGGTAATATTGAAATTGTTTATATAAATCGCCTTAATGGTATATTAGATAAATTCGTTGATGTATTGTCTAATTTAAGAACTAAAAACGGCACTATTGAATTGACACAAAACCAATTAACCAAACAAATGATTAAAAAAGGGTTTATTGAGAAGGAAAGCGATCTAGTCAATTTACATCTACAATTAAAAAAGAATAAAAAAGAAAAGGAAAATTTGGAAATACAAATAGATAAAGAAACGGAAAATTTGCAAATTCAAATAGATAATGTAACTGATGGTTTAGCAGATGGAATAAAATCTAAAAAATGATTATATTTGGATATCCAATACCTAGAAAGTATAATAAAACAATTATAATAGTATTGCTTATTATTGTTAGTATTTTATTGATTGGGTGTTCTAAATTAGAGTTTGATCCTAAAACAAGTATAATTAAATATATAATAAAAAATAAAGATAAATAGAAAGGATATAGAGAGTATGAAATATACAATAGTTAAATATTCTGAAATAGCTAAAGATCCTACTATGCGATTAGACGCTAAATATTGGATAAGGAAAAAAAATGTTCAAAGTAATACTAAAAAACAAATTCAAAGAAAGAGGGTGACTAAATATAAATATCCAAATGATCTTTGGACTACTATTACAGATGAAAATAATAAATTAATTGATGTTAATTTATTTAGTGATGGTAAAGACAAATACTTTGCTATTTATGAAAGAGAAGATCCAAAACAAATGGAGTTTAATAATTGTATAGCACACTATAAATTAGAAGATTTACAATTAATGTATGATGTTATGAAATCATCTTTAGATAAAGATCACGATAATAATTTTGATAAAGATGTATCAGATGTTTCTAAAGTTTTAGATTGGTTAAGAGAATTTAAATTAGATAACCATGATAAAATTAAGTTTTTAAATAAATGGAATAGATGAATAAACAACTACAACAAAGGGAAAAATAAAATGATTAATTACACTTATTACAACAATCTACTAATTTTAAATTTTCTTTTAATAATTCTTTTTGGTTTCCCCATTTTTCAGTAAATGTTTTAGGTGAAAAGTGATAGCCCGTTTTACCCGTATGATGTTCAGGGCATAATCCAATTACTTCATAATTACTAGATTTCTTTCCCATACCTCTAAAATTTTTTATATGATGTAATTGACAAGGTGATTTAGGAAATCCCATTTTATGACAAATAATACACCCAAATTCTGCCATCTTCTCCATGTGATCCTTCATGTGTTTGGTTTTAGTAGTTGTCATAAACAAATTCTTTTACTAAAAAATCTCTAGTACCTATCTTTTTAATCTTTTTAATATTTTTAGTACAAATAATCATTTCCTCACCTATCTCATCTTCTGAAATTGACATAAAGAAAGTATATGCATTTTTTGTTTTTTGTAATAGATAACCTTCTGTAAATGCTATTGCGGGTTTATCTTTTTTTGCGTCTGATATAGTTTTCCATTGATTATGCGATATATGATCTGTCCACCAGACCTCATATTTATCAAATGTATGCATGACAAGTTCTTTAGGTTTTTTACGCACCATATTGTTTTTTTTCTTTCATTTGACTTATTGTTTTTGTTTTCCATGCTTCAAAGTTCATATCAACTAATTTTTTTTTCCATAATAAATTAGATTCATTTTCAATAGCAATAGCCAATGCTTTAATATGATTTTGATATTTAGGATCAGCCCTAGCTTCTCGTTCTTGTGCGTTCACACTTTCCAACTTTCCTGTATTAGATGAAATCATATGGTCTTTCATTAAAGTTGATAATAATATCTTTCTATTATGATCTAATAAAGATAATTGCCCTTTAGCTTTAGCATGATCTTCACCTAGTTTTCTTAATTCTTCCATTTTTTGTTCTAGTACATCTTCACTCATATATTTAACTCCCTTACATTTTGAGATTTAGCCCTACGAATATTACAATATTGAATAAACTTTATAACATCCTTTCCCGTTGCAACGGGGAAAACTCTTTTTGAGTGTGGGAAGTGTCCATATTTTTTCTTAAATGTCCAACTTGCCCATCCTTCTTTAAATCCTTTTTGCTTTGCATAAAAAGTTAATTGTGCATAAAAATTTTCTTTGTCATGTGAGTTAGGTTTAATTTTTGGTAATTCTACTAGACGGCCTTGTTTAACTAATAATAATTTTTCTTTACGAGTAGGTTGATGACTACAATTTGGACAACTGCTATCATCTTTTACGGGCTTATAAACAAAATGGCATTGAGTACAAGTCAAGGGTTGTTTTTCAATTTTTTCTATTATCTTTAATTCTTTTTCTTTTTTACTTGTAGGTTTTAATGTCCATTTAGGTACATCCTCTGGAAATCCATGTTCATATACTGCCCCGCTATGATCTATGATTAAAGTATCAACTTTATTCGGATAAGGTCTTAATGATCTTCCTATCATCTGTAAATACATACCATAAGATTTTGTAGGTCTAGCAAGAATAACACAAGATACTTTTGGCTCATCCCACCCTTCCGTTAATACCATACAATTACATAATACTTTTATCTCATCATTTTTTAATCTTTGTAGTTGTCGTTCTCTCTCAATCTCATCCATAACCCCGTCAATATGACCGCTTGGTATTCCATTATGATTAAAGATATTAGAAATATATTTACTATGTGCTATTGAAGACGCAAAAACAACTGTTGGTCTATTCTCTCCATATTTAACCCAATGACTTACAATATCCCCAACTAATTTAGGGGTATTCATTCTTTTATTTAACTGCCCCTTATCATAATCTCCCGCTACAATTCTAATTTTTTGTAAATCTGGAATACTTGGGGCTACTATTCTATTCTTAACTAGATAACCTTGTTTAGTTAAACTTCTAATAGACCCGCACTCAACTAACTCATCATAGATACCCCCTAATCCCTTGCCATCAGCTCTAATTGGTGTTGCCGTCAATCCAACAATAAAAGCCTCTGGATATTGTTCAATTAATTTTTTAAAAGAATTACTTATTGATCTATGAGCCTCATCTAAAATTATTAATGTTGCAATAGGTTTAATAAAATCTTCTCTATCAATTCTTGCATTAAATGTTTGAATACTTGCAACTTGTGTACTAGCCATTGTGTTTGGACTTTTTTGTGCCATTAATACTCCATGAGGCATTTTAAATTCAGCTAATTTTCTACTTGTTTGCATAATGAGTTCTCGTCTATGTGCTACAAATAAATTAAAACCATATTTTTCTTTAGTTTTAGACATCATCTCACAAGCTATAATAGTTTTACCGCTACCCGTTGGGGCTACAAGTAAAACTCTTTTTTTACCCCTTTTAAAATGAAACCTAATATCTTCAATTGCTTTGTTTTGGTAATCTCTTAATTCATTCATTTTTTTCCTTTAATTTTTTAACATCTGTTCTTTCTTTTGTTTGTCGTTTTGATTCCTTATAACTTTTGGCTAATTCTTTTTTTTCTTTCTCGGCTTCTTCTAAAAAATCTTTAAATCTTATTCCTTGAATAATCTTCATAATTTTATTACCTCTACTTTGTTTGTTTTGGTTGATATCTTTTCCATATGTCATTTACTTGAAACATTATTTCTTTAGGGTCTTCTTGCGGGTCGCATTGTTTTCCAAATTGCAAACCCTCATTTTTTAAATAAGCATAATCCTCACCCCTTAATCTAATTGCAATTAAAATTTTAACTAACTGTCCATGTCTATCACCTTCATTTGAGCCATATCTTAATGTTCCCGTATATTGTCCTTTATATAAACTAGGTGAATAATCAAATTTTCTTACCTCTGGTTTTTTTAGATCATAATGTTTTTTTAAATCTTGAATTGAATAAGGCTCATCCCCATTCATAGTTGAAACTTTTACAGGATAAGATTTAGATTTATTATGGTAAAAACCCGCAACTCTCATAACTCTAGGTAAGTCTTTAACTTTGGGGTCTGAATTAAATCTTGTGGCCAATGCTTGTTGATATAAACTAAAACTTTCTAACGGACAATCTTTAACTAACCAATAACAATGATATTTTCCTTCACTTGTATTAATAATTAAATGTGGCATTAATCCTAATGGTTTAAAATCTGGTAATGGAGAGCCATCAAGATCAATAAACAATGCTCTTACATTTTTAATGTGTTCAGTAGTTCTACCTTTTAAATCTGTTTCATTAACTGTAAAAAATACTCCCGCACCTTTTAAATTTAATTCAGCAAGTGTTTTAAAATGTTCTTGTAATGTTCCATGTACTTGTTTTATTAATGCCTTATTTTTGCCTTTATCATCAAATGTCTGAAAGCTATGTTTTTCACCAAAATACTGCATAAAACTATGATAATGTGACATTTCTGTATATTCTAGTGACATTGAAAACCTACTAATAACATACCATTTTTTGTGTACCATCCTTGTAAATTTGGATCACCATTTACTTCATCTTTGTATGTACTTATTTCTAATCTTATTGCGTCTGCCATATCACCACAATAAATATATTGATTATCATATGGTCTGGTAATTTTAGTCAATCCACAATCAGTACAAGCTAATAATAAAATTGTTATTGTTTTAAACATATTACAATCTTTGTCATTTAATTTTCCATAAATTTATCATAAAACTTATGAGCTAATTTCGGTTTATTTAATGCTTGTGAATAAGCAATAAGCATACCAACATCATAATAAACTTCTTTTATGTCTATTTTGTCATCATCTTTTAATAAACCTTTATGATCTTTTTTTAATGCCCAATATATACTTGATATTAATTTTCTTATTTGTATAACTTCTTTAAATGTGTTTAAATTATGTATTAAATTTGCCATTATTTCCTTCCTTTCATTAATCCTCTTTTAAACTTTCAGAAGACCATCTTTTTTTAGCCCCTAATTTACCCGCTTTAGACCGCAATCTTCTGTTCTTCATTTGTTCTGCTCGTTCTTCTTCTGCTTGTTTGCATATTAATAAAGTTTTACTACCTTCTTTTTTCTTATCAAATAAATGCTCTATTTTTGGAAATATTTTTTGTATCTTATCTAATCTGCAATTACATAATCTGCTTAAAATCTCCCAATCGTGTTCAATATTAAATCCTCTCCAACAATGACAATATAATAAAATATATGCTCCTTGTTCATCTAAAGATAATTTAACTCTATTTGGATCGCTTATCCAATCATTAGCATAAAATTGAAATGCGGGGGATTGTTCGTCTGTTGTAGATTTTCTCATATTTTAACTGCCATATATTTGTAATTACAAAACCCTATTTTTTTCTGAACAAGACCAATAACACCTTTTTCTGCAAGTTTTAAAACAGTTCTAGTATATTGTAATACTTCTTTATTTATATTTAATTTACCAATATCTTCTGCTAAAAAACCGTTATAATATATAAAAGTATCATTCAATACGGCTTGTTGAAGCCATTTTTGAAAATCTGTATATTTATTCATTCTTCTCTCCGTTTTTATATTTATTAACTAAACTCAATTTAGTCAAAAATATTGCTCTTGTCAATACCCTATCTTGTATTGCAGTTGTAGGTGTAGTTGTAGTTGAAGGTGCAGTTGAAGGGGATAGTTTTGCCATTAGCAAACCTATGACAACATTATGGCATTGCTATGGCATTGCTATATTTATGTTAAAGAAAAAAGGGGCAGTTTTAACAAAGAGAGAGCTAAAAATAAACAAACCGCCCCTAATAGACTTACTTTGTAAGTGGATTAATTTGTAAGTCTGGTCTTAAATACTCTATATCAAATTCACCAAGTTTTGCAATCTGATATGCTCTAAATGGCGGTACTACTTTCCATTTTGATACTGCTGGATGTGAAATACCAAGCATATTAGCAAGGTTTTTACCACCATATTGATTAATAACTTCTTTTTTTCGTTCTATTGCTAGTTGATAATTTGTTTTACTCATATTTGTGTATCTTTTTCATGGTTTAAAACAGACAAATATTCTGATTGTCCTTTAACCTCAATTGCCTTATTTGTCATATCTAAAATTGATTGTGCTTTATTAGTATGATCTGGAATAACAGATGATCTATCAATATTGATAATCTCTTTTGCTATTCTTTTTTCTTTAGCATTTAATTCTTCAATTAATTCATCTAAAATTGTAGCCATAATTCTTTTTACCATAAAATATTAACAAAAGTCAATATAATACTTGACTAAAGTAAATAGATGGTATTTAACGATAGTTAATTAATAATAAATAGGAAAAAATATATATGACTATAATAGCAAAAAGTGCAGAAACAAGTTATCCAAAAGTACCAATTGGAGTACATAAAGCCCGTTGTGTTAAGGTTATTGATCTTGGTACTCAAAAACAAGAATATGCTGGTGAAATTAGTTGGAAAAGACAGATTTTAGTTATTTGGGAATTACCCGAAGAATTAAACAATGACCAACCAATGACAATCAGCAAATTCTACAATTTATCTTTAAATGAAAAATCAAATTTAGGAATAGATTTAACTTCATGGAGAGGAAGACCTTTTACTGAAACTGAAAAACAAGGATTTGATGTTACAAAACTTATCGGAGTTACTTGTCAAGTAAATGTAATGCATAAAGATAATGGTAAAGAACATATCAGTTCAATTATGCCTTTAGGTAAGGATGATAAAATTGCAGAACAATTTAATCCTAGTGTTTCATTTGATATAGATAATTATCAAAAAGGCCAAAAAGAAACTTTTAATCAATTATCCGAAGGGATAAGAAGAATGATTTTAAGATCAAAAGAGTTGGATGGAATAGATCAAACGGATAACGGGGATGAAGGTAATGATAACGATTTGGGGGGTGTTCCATTTTAATGAAATACACAAATTTAAGTAATTTACCACAAGCAATTGAACGGGCAGTAATAAATGACCCTTACGAAAGTAATTCGGACATATCTACTACTCGTTTAATTGCCCCACCTCGTATTCGTGTATTACAGAAACGAAATTGGGATTTAATTCAAGAAGATGTAAGCGACAGAATATTCTCTTTATTGGGTCAGTCGGTTCATCATGTCATAGAACGAGCAAAAACAAGAAAAGAAATATCAGAAAAAAGGTTATTCTATAAAGATGACAAGATCACTAATGGATGGACTTTAAGTGGGGCATTTGATTTACTTAATCGTGATGGCCATTTAATAGATTTTAAAGTTACATCTGCTTGGTCTGCTCTATCTGCTTTAGAAAAAGGAAAACCAGAATGGGAAAATCAATTAAATGTTTTAGATTTTCTTGCTAGTAAAAACCCTAAAGAGTTAGTCAATTACAAAACTGAAATAAAAGTAAAAAGACTATCTGTTATGGCTATATTAAGAGATTGGTCTAAAGTTAGGGTTATGACTTCTGATAAATATCCTAAAAAACAAGTAGCCATGATACCTATTCGTAAATGGACATACGAAGAACAAGAAAGTTATGTCAAAGAACGAATAAAAATACATCAAAATGCAGAAAAAGTATCTGAACTTCCAATGTGTACTGCTACTGAAAGATGGAGAAGGGAAGATAAATACGCAATAATGAAATCTGGTCGTAAATCTGCTTTAAGATTATTTGATACTAGAGAAGAATGTATGCAATATCTTACTTCACAAAAAATGATTGAAGGTAAAGGTTGTAGTATTGTTGAACGAAAAGGTGAAGATGTAAGATGTCAACATTATTGTAATGTTAATGAGTTTTGCTCTTACTATATGAAGACATCATTTTGAGTAAAAAACCTATCATAAGCGAAGTAGTAAGACCATTTGTCTTCACAAAAGACCCATTAATTATGGACTTACTACAATCGTTTGCTAAACGATCTGAAAAAGGCATTAAAGAGCATAAAATTACTATGCAAATGGCTAAAAAACCCACAGAAAAATGGATTGATGATATAATTGAAGAATTATATGATGCTTGTGTTTATCTTGAAAAACTTAAAAGAGTTTTAAAAACCCCTAGAAATAAAAAATAATTTTATTTTACTTGACGTATAGTATATAATAAAATGTGCTATTATGACAAAGTTTATATTAGTATTACAATTATGTTTTGCGGGTTCTGATTGTTATCCCCCAATAAGTAATAAAGAATTAGTTTTTGATAAATGGAAATCTTGTGCAATCGCAGGATATGAAAAAAGTATTATAATTATGAATGGATTAGGTAAAATAGAACAAGATAAACCTTTAGTAAGATTTTGGTGTAGTGAACAACATGAAAAAAAAACAGACATCTAGTCCATCAATATCGTTGGATGTTATATCATACCAACTAAAAGAAATTCACACCGAAGTATGTAAAAATAGTAGAGATATAGAAAGTTTAAAAACACAAGTTGCTATGGGTAAAGGTGGAATAAAAGCAGTTTTTGTGATAGGAACTTTTATAGGAATATTAATAGCAATATTAAAAAATTTTAAAATATTATGATAGGATTATTAGCAAAATTATTACCTAGTGGAATTAAACTAGGCATGGATATAGTTAAAAATCGTAATCAAAGTAAAAGATTAGAAAGTGTGGCGGAATTAAGACACATGGAGAAGATGGCCAATGGTGAAGTTGAATACCAAAAAGCTGTTATGACTAATAATAATCAAGGATGGAAAGACGAATTTGTTTTGATTTTGGTGTCTTCCCCCGTAATGTTGTTAATTTGGTCTATATTTTCTGATGATCCTGAAATAATGGAGAAAGTAGAGAAGTTTTTTCAACAATTTAACAATATGCCCTTTTGGTATCAAGCCTTGTTTATAGGTGTTGTATCGGCCATATACGGCCTTAAAGGGGCAGACATAATGAAAGGAAGGAAATGATGTCATTTTTAATAGGTGTCGTTCTAGGGGTGGTTCTGTGCCATTTAAACCATAAATTCAAAATACAAGATAAAATCAAAAAGAAATTTAACGAAATATTACTTTCTTAATGTTAGTAGAGTTAGAGATGTATGATGATCTTAAAGAACAAATAAAAAACCATGAAGGGTTTGTAGATACAGTATATAAAGATAGTTTAGGTTTTGCTACTATTGGATATGGACATTTAGTTAAATCTAATGACCCTTATGAAGAAGGTAAAACATATTCCAAAGAACAATTAACAGATCAATTTAATGAAGATTTTGCAACTGCTAAAAATCAAGCAATAGATTTAATTAATGGTTTACAAATACATTTTGAAGCTCATTGTGTAATTATAGAAATGGTTTTTCAGTTAGGGGTAGGCGGAGTGTCAAAATTTAAAGCTATGTGGAAAGCACTTGAAGAAAATGATTATACTACTGCAAGTATTGAAATGCTTGATAGTCGTTGGGCTAAACAAACTCCAAGTCGTGCAGAAAATTTATCTGAAATAATGAACTCTTGCAATAATTAATATTATTGATATAACTTTACTCAACTGTAAGGTGTTATGATTATATTAAAAGATGTTATAATAAACTACCAGAACGAATCCGAAACACCTCAAATTATGGATGTTCATATTACAAAAGGGAAAGTAGAATATATTGATCCTATTGAACAATTAAAAAATCTCAAAGAAACAATTGACGGATCACCAAAGGAGTTGTATGAACAAACGAATATTAATAATTAGCGATTTACATATACCATACCACCATGAAGACAGTTTTGCATTTTTACGAGAAATTAAAAAACAATATAACCCAGATTTCGTGGTCAATATTGGTGACTTACTTGATTTCCATGCTATATCTATGCACGATCACAATCCAGACTTACCGTCTGTTGGTGACGAATTAAAAATATCTAAAGAATATATTAAAGAATTAGAATCAATTTATCCAGAAGTAACAGAGGTAGATAGTAATCATAGTAGTCTTGTCTATAGACGAGCATTGAAATATGGAATGAGTACACAATTCTTAAAAGGTTACGGAGATTTTCTTGGTACTAAAAAATGGAAATGGATAGATGATCTTACTCTTACAATGAGTAATGGCCAAAGATGTTTCTTTACTCATGGAAGAAGTGCAGATGTATTAAAGACAAGTCAAACAATGGGAATGAGTTGTGTTCAAGGACACTTTCATACTAAATTTGTAATATCTTATTGGGCTAATCCAGACAATTTATTCTTCGGTATGAATGTAGGGTGTTTAGTTAATCAAAAATCAATGGCCTTTGCTTATGCTAGAAATTTTAGAACTAGATTTATAAATGGTTGTGGTATTATTATTGATGGTATTCCTAAACTATTACCAATGGTATTAAACAATAAAGGTAAATGGATTAAGAAATTAGCTTAATTATTTAGGATTGTCTGATTTAACTTTAGCTACTGCATCTTTCCAAGTTGTAGTACCATTAAGTAAATCTTTATATTGCATATCCATTTGATCTTGCCATGTTGGATAAGCTATTTCTCTATTTCTTGAATATGATTTAGCATCATGAGCAGCTTTCAACTCTACTTGTTTTGCTAAAATCTGTGCGTTAGTAATATTAGTTGGATTGTCATCATGCCAAGTAATTTGGTTAATATCATCTCCTTTAACACTTACTTGTGCATCTGATTTAATTGCTACTATTGACTGTGTAATATCATAAAATATCATGCTAGTACTTCCATAACTGTAATAGTTGACATACAATATGCCGATTGAGCATTATCAACATTTGAAGCATTAAGATAAGCTGTGCCATCATATTTTTGCCATTGTACTTGATAGGTAACTGCAGAAGTTGTTGCTGGTGCATCAAGAAACATTAAATTACAATTTCCTTGTTGATAACCAGATCTTCTAGCTGTCCAAGCATTCCCCGCTTGTTCACCACCACCCCCAGTATCTGTTCCTAAATAACTGTCAGTGTTTCCACCTGATATTCTAAAATAGTTTATTCCATTAGCATTGGCATTAACCATACCAGCTAAAGAAACCATAATTAAAATTTTGCTAGAAGTTGCAACAGGTGTAATCGCCTGTGCAAGTCCAGCTATATCTGCATAAGTTCCATCAGAAGTAGTACTAACTATAGTTCCAAGAGTATCTTGTAATACTTGTCCAATTTTTCCACCACCAGCAGCAATTGCTTCAAAAGCTGGTGGTGCTCCAGCACCAGCAGAAGTTAAAACTTGTCCGTCATTTCCAGTAGCGATTGCTACAGGATTTCCTGATGCGTCATAAGAAATTATATTTCCATCTGTACCAGATGCCATCTTTGCTAATGTTATTGAATCATTTGCCACCGCAGCTGGAGCAGCCCACGATATGTCTGTTCCATCTGATGTTAATATTGTGGCAGCACTTCCTTTAGTTAAAACTGTTGTTGCAGCACTTGCATTTCCATAAATAATACTTCCTCTACTTAATCCGTCTAGTTTATCTATTTCTGCTGCCGTAGCATCTATTGCAGCAAGTTTAGTTAAATCTGCTTGTACTAATCCAGAAACACCATCTAATAAATTTAGTTCTGTTGCGGTAGAAGTTACTGCTACATCTTCATTTATTTTTGGTGAAGTTAAAGTTTTGTTTGTAAGTGTTTGAGTTCCAGCAAGTGATACATCACCTGTAGCACCTGTTGATCCAGTTGAACCAGTTGAACCTGTATCTCCTTTTAATCCTGTTCTTGTAAAGTGAACTGATAATTCATCTGCTGCTGAAAAAGTATTATTAGAAGCTAAATGAACTACTGTAATTTTATTATATCCGCTTTCATCTGAAACAGCCGCAGTAATTTTAAATCTTGCATAAGTAGAACTGTCGTTAATATCTACAACGTGTAAAAAACCTTTAATAGTAGAAGTTGAAGATCCCCACGTTGCAGTATCTACTTGTGTAGCACCACCATTAGCATCTACATCATCAATATAAATTTCTGTAACATTTGCATAAGTAGCATTATTAAATGCTATATCTCCAGCTCCCGGGTCTGCATCACTTGTACCACTATCAAATTTATAAAAGTAACCCGGAATTGCACCATCTTCACCACTTGCTGAAAATGCTATCCAAACTTTGTCATCTGCTGCTAAAGTTCCAGAACCATCAATATAAACTAATGTAGCTTTTGTATAACCAGAAGCATCTGTTACAGCTCCAGTTATTTTAAAAGTATGCCAAGTATCTA